GGCGATGTAACCGCTTCAGGCGTTTCATTTGATGGAACAGGCAATATCACCTTATCTACCACAATAGGAGCAAATAGTGTGGCTCTTGGAACAGACACTACTGGCAACTATGTTGCAGGAATTACTGGCACAAGTAATGAGATAGAAGTTTCAGGATCAGGCAGTGAAGGATCAACTGTGACAATTGGATTACCTGACAATGTAACTATTACAGGCAACTTAACAGTCAATGGCACGACTACCACAGTAAATACATCTACATTAGAAGTTGAAGACCCACTTATCAAACTAGCAAAAGCAAATAGTGGTGCAGATAGTGTTGACATAGGTTTTTATGGATTGTATGACACTTCAGGATCACAAGACTTATATGCTGGTTTATTTAGAGATGCTAATGACTCAGGTAAATTTAAGCTATTTAAAGATTTACAAGCAGAACCTACAACAACTGTAAACACATCAGGTACAGGATATGCAGTAGGTACTTTGGTTGCGAGTTTAGAAGGTAATGTAGTTGGTAACTTGACAGGCACAATTCAAACAGCATCTCAGTCTAACATTACAAGTTTAGGCACATTAACTGCTTTACAAGTAGATAACATAAATATAAATGGCAACACAATTTCATCTACAGCAGGAACTGATTTAAACATCACACCATTATCAGGACAACAAATAGTATTAGATGGTGCAATAGTTATAGATGCAGGGGTGGTGACAGGAGCAACATCAATAACTTCAACAGCATTTGTAGGAGATGTTACTGGTAATGTTTCAGGTACAGCAGCAACAGTTACAGGTGCAGCTCAATCAAATATAACTTCTTTAGGAACTTTAACAGCATTACAAGTTGATAATATCAACATCAATGGTAATACAATATCTAGTACTGCAGGGACAGACCTTAATATAACTCCTCTCACAGGTCAGCAAATTGTCTTAGATGGAACTATTATCATTGATGCTGGTGTCGTTACAGGTGCTACTTCTATTACCTCAACTGCATTTGTAGGTGCTTTAACAGGTAATTCAAGTACAGCTACTGCACTTGCAAATAGCAGAAACTTTTCAATATCAGGAGATATAACAGCTAGTGCTGTTGCATTTGATGGATCAGGTAATGTAACACTTAGTGCAAGTATTGATGACAATGTTGTAGGTGCTGCTCAACTGAACATATCAGGTAATGGAACAGCAGGACAAGCAGTTTTATCTGATGGTGATGGTTCATTTAGTTATGGTTCTAGTGGAAAGACTACAGAAGAAATACAAGACATTGTTGGAGGTATGGTTTCCAGCAATACTGAAACTGGTATCACTGTAACTTATGAAGATGGCGATGGAACATTAGATTTTGTTATAAACCCTGCTCAAACAACTATAACAAGTTTATTAGCCACAGATATTAAGATTGGTGAAGATGATCAAACAAAAATAGACTTTGGTACAGCAGATGAAATACATTTTTTTGCAGGTAATCAAAACCAAATAAAATTAACAAATGGTGCTTTAGTACCAGCAACAGATGATGATGTTGACTTAGGTACATCTTCTGCTGAATTTAAAAATGCTTTCTTTGATGGTACTGTAACATCAGATGCTTTTGCAGGAGCATTGACAGGTGATGTCACAGGGAATGCAAGTACAGCCACAGCATTAGAAACTGCCAGAACAATTGGTGGTACAAGTTTTGATGGAACAAGTAACATATCAGTTGCGTTATCAGATACTACAACTGCATTAGCAACTGCTCGTAATATAGGTGGTGTATCTTTTGATGGTACAGCTAATATTGATCTTGCAGGTGTAAATACAACAGGGAATCAAGACACAACAGGAAACTCTGCTACTGCTACAAAACTTGCAACAGCAAGAACAATAGGTGGTACTTCTTTTGATGGGAGTGCAAATATAGCTGTAGCACTAGCAAGTACAGCAACAACACTCGCAAATGCTAGAACTATAAATGGTGTAAGTTTTGATGGATCAGCAAACATAACCACACTCACAGCAGGAACAGGTGTATCAGTATCAGGCACAGCAGTATCTATTGGACAAGCTGTAGCTACTTCTGATAGTCCTACTTTCCAAAACCTAACACTAAGTGGTACTGACTCAATTAAAGTACCAGCAGGTACTACAGGACAAAGAAATGGTTCGCCAGTAAATGGTATGTTTAGGTATAACTCAACCAATGAAGAGTTTGAGGGTTATCAAAATGGTGCTTGGGGTGCAATAGCAGGTGGTGGAGCAAGTGCTATGGAAACCAATACTTTTACAGGAGATGGTAGTACAAGAGCATTTACAATTAGTTCTAATGTAAGTAATGAAGATGATCTAATTATTTTTATAGATGGTGTATTCCAAAACAAAGCAGATTTCGTAGCTAGTGGAACAACAGTAACTTTAGATACAGCACCAGTTAGTGGTAGAAAGATAGTAATAAATCACATCAAAGCAAACATATCAGGTTCTTCAGTAACACAAAATGCTTTTACAGGTGATGGATCAACAGTTGCTTTTACATTATCTATAAGTCCAACTAATGAAAACAATACACAGATTTACATTGATGGTGTTTATCAACACAAATCTACTTATACAGTAAGTGGAACTACTTTGACATTTGATACTGCACCAGTAAACAACACAGCTATAGATGTGATCATGTTTAGTCAAACTGCACTTAACACACCAGCTTCAGATACAGTGACCACCAGTACGATTGCTGATGCTAATGTTACAAGTGCAAAACTAGCAAGTAATGCAGTAACAACAGTAAAAATTGCAGATGATGCTGTTACTTCTGCAAAACTAGATACCAACATAGCTGTTGCAGGAACACTGGCTTCTACAGGAGTGCTTACAGCTAATGCAGGAGTTGTGGTAGATAACATCACAATTGATGGCACAGAGATTGATCTATCAAGTGGAGACCTAACACTAGATGTAGCTGGAGATATTATTCTTGATGTTGCAGGTAGTGATGTAATCTATAAAAGGTCAGGAACTTCTGTTGGGGAAATACAGATTGGAGATGATAACTTTAACATTAGGTCTCTAGTATCCGATAAAGATATAATTTTTAAAGGAAATGATGCTGGTTCAACAATTTCTGCTCTTACTCTTGATATGTCAGATGCAGGAAAGGCAATATTTAATGCAGGTGCAACTTTTGATACAAACACTTTAGTCGTTGATGCTAGTAATAATCGTGTTGGAATTGGAACGAGTAGTCCATCAACTTTATTACATTTATCTAATGCATCAAATCCAGCTATAAGAATTACAGATACTACAAATACATTAAATGTTGAAATAACTGCAACTGATACTATTGGTTATTTTGGTACAGAAAGTAATCATGCAACAGCATTTATAACTAACAATGCAGAAGCTATGCGTATTGATACTGAAAAAAATATATCTTTTGGTAAAGAAAAAGTAGACCCAAACTGGTCGCAGTTTTTCAATGCAATATCAGGTAATTATGGCGGTCATTTATCTTTTCAAAATAATAATGTGCCTGTAACTTCTTTAGGTAATAACTTTTATATAAACAATTCAACAGCAAATGAAAGAGTATTAGCATATCCTTCACAACAATTAAAATTAGACCATCAAGGTAATTTCTTATTTGAAAATGCTGCTAGTGGTACAGCAGGTGCAACTTTTAGTTTTACAGAAAGAATGCGTCTTGATGCCTCAGGAAAATTATTATTAGGAACAACAGACGACACTATTGGAACAATAGGAACTCTAAGCAGACTTGGTGTTGTAGGTGGTACAAACTCAACTGTTCCTATAGCTGTAATTGCAGATACAGATACTTCTGTTGAAGCTGGTGGTTGTATTTTAGAATTAAGTTTTAATGGAGATAGTGCATTTAGTGAAGCCTTCTATGTTCTTTTTTCAGATTCAACCAGTACACAAGGTAGTATAAGTGGTACAGGCAATCAAACAGTTTCATTCAACACATCTTCAGATAAAAGACTAAAAGAAAATATTGTAAATACAGAAAGTCAATTAGAAAAAATAAAACAAATAAAAGTAAGAGATTTTAATTATATAGGTAACGATAAAACTACTACTGGTATGATTGCCCAAGAACTAAATAAAATCATACCTAATGTTGTTGTAGAGGGATTAGAAGATTATAAAAAACATCCTTGGAGTATTGATTACGGAAAACTTACACCTTACTTAATTAAAGCTATACAAGAACAACAAGAACAAATACAAACATTAAAAGCAGAAATACAGGAGTTAAAAGACAATGGCTAACACTAAAGTCACAAGTGGTGTAATTAAAGATGATGCCGTTGGTGCAGATCAACTAGCTAGTAACTCTGTTGTGACTGCTTCTATTAATGACAATGCTATTACCACAGCAAAGATTTCAGATGATGCAATCCTTACAGCTAAAATATCTGATAGTGCAATTACTAACGCAAAGATGTCATCAAATAGTGTTGATTCTGATCAGTATGTTGATGGATCAATAGACACAGCACATATAGGAGATGGACAGGTTACAAGTGCTAAGTTAGATACTAATATAGCTGTAAGTGGTACTTTTAATGTAACTGGTGTAACAACTTTAGCAACACATCTAGTTTTAGGTGATGATGATATTATTAAAATAGGTGCAGGTGATGATATGCACTTGTTTCATTCAAGTAATGTAAATCAATTACAAGTTGATCAAGAATTAAGAATACAAAAGAAAACTGGTCCAGCAAACATGATTGTTGCTACACCTGATGGTGCTGTAGAAGTTTACTATGCAGGTTCTAAGAAATTAGAAACAACAAGTAGTGGTGTAACTGTAACTGGTACAGCAGAAATACCTAATTTAACAATTAGTGGGCAACAAGGCACAGATGGACAAGTACTTACTTCAACAGGAAGTGGTGTAGCTTGGGAAGATGCAGGTGTAGCAGGTATTGTTACAAGTGCTGATGCTACCGCTATAACTATTGACAGTAGTGAACGAGTTGGAATTGGTACAGGTAGTCCTTCAGAAGCACTTACTGTAGCTGGTCATGTAGATATAATAAATACAGCTATAAACATTAATTTAATGGAAACTGGTGTAACAGATAGCAACCATAGAATAAGACAAAATGCAGGTAATTTAGTCATACAAAAATTAAGTGATGATAAAGGAACTGCTACAGATAGAATTCATTTAGATGGTGGAACAGGCAAGGTTGGAATTGGAACGACTAGCGCCACAAGTATATTAGAATTAAAAGAAGCATCAATAGTGCCAAGACTTACCTTGTTAAAATCAGGGGTAATAAGTTGGTATGTAGGTAATCCCTCACAAGGAACAAGTAATAATTTTTCAATAGGTACTGATTCAGGAGGTAATACTGAAATATTAACCATGACTAATGGTGGAAATGTTGGAATTGGAACGACTAGTCCTAATGCACCACTATCTCTAGGTACTTCTACAAGTGCTAAAGAATTGTTAGTTTATGATGGTGGTACAGGCAACGATTTATATGCTGGTTTTGCTATTGATTCGCCACAATCTAATGCTTTTTCAATGTATGCACATGATAATGGACATATAGTATTTGGAACAATGGGTACAGATGCATCTACTATTACAGAAAGGATGCGTATACATAATTCAGGTTGTATAGGACTGGGTACAACAGCAGACAGGTCTTTAGGTACTAACATAACCACTACAGTTACAAGTGGTTCAGCAGGTTCAGGCTTTTGGCTATCTACTGGTAATTCTAGTGCAACATCTTCAAAGATTATTTCTACTGTCAATGGAAGTGTTGGAGAATTATTTATAAAACAAGGAAGTGGCGTTAATGGTGGTTCAATAATATTTCAAATTAATGACGCTGAAAAATTCCGTATTAACAGTAATGGTAATTGTACTGTAGCAGGTGCTTTATCAAAAGGTTCAGGCTCATTTAGAATTGACCATCCATTAGAATCTAAAAAAGAAACACACCATTTAGTTCATTCGTTTGTAGAAGCACCACAAGCAGATAATATATATAGAGGTGTTGTGCAATTAGAAAATGGCACAGCAACTATAAACTTAGATACTGTTGCAGGTATGACCGAAGGCACTTTTGTTGCATTAAATACAAACACTTCATGTTTTACTTCTAATGAAACAGATTGGGATTCTGTAAAAGGTAGCATATCAGGAAATATTTTAACTATAAATTGTCAGAATACATCTTCAACAGCAAATGTAAGTTGGTTGGTTATTGGGGAGAGACATGATCAACATATGTTAGATAATGATTGGACTGATGATAATGGTAAGGTAATAGTAGAGCCTTCAAAGGAGAGTAAATAATGTCATTTACATTAGTACCAACCGAACTAATAGTTGATGGTGCAATTACCAGTGCAAAGCTTGACACTAATATATCTATATCAGGAACTTTAGGTGTAACAGGAGAAGTTACTTTAGCTACACACCTAAACATGGGTGATAACGACAAGATTAAGATCGGTGCAGGCGGTGACCTAGAAATCTATCACGATGGTGCAAATAGTTACATAGCTAACTCAACAGGAAATATTTACATAGCAGATACTAATGGTGCTGTGCATATACAAGCAAAACTTAACGAAGAAAGCATAGTATGTGCTGCTGATGGAGCAGTAACCCTATATCACGATAATAGTGCAAAACTTGCTACAACTGCAACAGGTGTAGATGTAACTGGTAATATTAGTGTGCCTGATAATGGTGCAATACGCTTAGGAGATTCTCAAGACTTACTAATCTATCACGATGGTTCTGATAGCTATGTACAGGATGTTGGCACAGGTGGACTAATACTTAAATCAGGTAGCACTATGGCTCTAAAAACACCTGGCGATGAAAACATGATACACATGACAGCTAATGCTGCTGTGAAACTTTATTATGACAACTCAGAGAAACTAGCCACAACTGCAACAGGTGTAGATGTGACAGGTACACTTACAGCAACTACACTAGCAGGAACTTTATCAACAGCAGCACAACCTAATATTACAAGTGTTGGTACTTTAACTGGGTTCACTTCAACAGGCATAGATGATAATGCAGATGCCACAGCTATAACTATTGATAGTAGTGAAAATGTTGGTTTTGGAGAAACTTCACCTTTAGGTAAAATTCATGCAAAAGTTTCTGATACAGGTGCTAGTGCATCTGCACAAGGTAATCTTTTAGTTTTAGAAGATACTGAAAATGGTTTAAGTATTTTATCTCATACATCAGGTGCAGGATATATAAATTTTGGTGATAGTGATGATAACGATATAGGAATGATTATTTATGATCATTCTGCTAATGCTATGAGATTTTGGACAAATACAACAGAAAGAATGCGTGTTGAGTCTGATGGTGATGTTACTGTATATGGTACTTTTGGAACAAATAGTTCAACAGCTTTTGCATCAATGGGTGGCAGAATACAGTTTGATACTGACTATTCAGATACGCAGCGTGGACCAAATAAAATAGTATTACAAGAAGATAGTTCTTGGATAGCTGGTATAGGTATTTCAAATGGTGCGACAGATTTTTATACTGGTGGTGCTTTTACTTTTAGGACAGGAACTTCTTTAGGCACAGAAAGGATGCGTCTTGATAGTTCAGGAAATCTGCTTGTGGGCAAGGAAATTACTAATACAAATACAAATGGATTAACTGTTAGCCCAAATGATTTTGTTTCTTATACAAATAGTGCTACAGATTCTGGTGATAGATGTATGGTTTTGAACAGACACGCAGTAAATGCAGGAGATATACTTTCTTTTAGAACACAAAATGCTGATAGAGGAATCATATCATTTAATGGTAGTGTGATGAGTTATGGTGGCACTTCTGATTATAGGCTTAAAGAGAATATAAAACCTATGGAAAATGGCTTGGAAAGACTTAATAGATTAAATCCAGTTAGTTTTAATTGGAAAGATACTGGTATGAATTCTGAGGGTTTTATAGCACATGAAGTTCAAGAAGTTTTTGCAGATGTAGTTACTGGTGAAAAAGATGGCAAACAAATGCAAACTGTTGACTATGGTCGTATAACGCCTTTATTAGTCAAAGCTATACAAGAACAACAAGCAGTTATAGAAGATTTAAAAACTAGAATAGAAACATTAGAAGGATAGTGATAGACTAATACTTTTAATTAGGAGAATTAATTATGGCAGAAGCTAAAGAAAATACAGTAAACGAAGAACCACAAGTTCTGACTATGACTGAAAAGGTTGATGATGTTGATGTAAGTAAACAATACCTTGTTGATGATATGTCTGATGAAGGTAAAGTGATCTACAATAAACTAGCGATAGTACAAAAAAGTAAGAACGATATTATTGCTAACGCTAATTTTGAAGTAGAAAAAGCTGAAATACTTATAGCACATTACATGGAACAACTAAAAGACAATCTTCCTGAACCAATGGAAGATGAGGAAGAAAGTGCTGATGACGGAGACAAAAAACCCAACTGATACAAGCAAACTTGAACTTCACGAACAAATTTGTGCCTTACGCTATGAAAATATAGAAAGGCGAATGGAATCAGGATCTAAACGATTTATTCGTATGGAGCAACAGATATGGGGTTTGTATGCTTTAATTATAGCTGCACAAATTATTGGAGTGTTTTACTAATGGCAGGATTAACTGTAAATACAGCACCAACACAAGAGCCTGTAACTTTACAGGAAGTTAAAGAATACTTACGAGTTGATGATTCTACTGATGAAAGAATCATAAGACCTTTTATTGAAACAGCTAGAAGGTTTTGTGAAGAACATACTGGTAGAGCATTAATGACACAAACCCTTACATTGTTTTTAGATGCATTTGAAGATATTGAAGACCCATTATGGGAAGGTGTGAGGACTGGACCATACATTAACTATTATAAAAACTATGTAGTATTGCCAAGAAGTCCAGTTGTATCTGTGACCCATGTAAAAACATTTGATGATGCAGACACAGAAACCACATTCACAGCTTCTAAGTATTATTTAGATAGTGCAAGAGAACCAGCAAGAATAGTATTAAGAACAGGAGAGACTTTTCCTACAGCACTTAGAGTAGCTAATGCAATTGAGGTTAAGTATGTTGCAGGTTACACATCACAATATAATGTGCCTGAACCTTTAAGATTAGGCATATTACAACACATAGCATATTTATATGAACATAGAGGAGATATGTATGATTCTAAGTTACCTTATCCACCTATGCTTAGATCATTGTACGCACCTTATGTAGTACACAGAGGATTAGGTTCTTCTTCCTTAATGGCATTGGGTTAAAATGTCTAACTCTATAGGCAAGATGCGTTTTAGAGTTAAAGTAGAAACTGCTACTAATACTCGTGATGCAGGTGGTGGTATCTCACAATCTTACACTCCTGTAACTTTTATTTACGCCAATATTAAGCCACTGAAAGCCGACAGCACCTATAGACAAGGGATAGTTCAAGAAAAGGTCACACACGAGGTTACAATTCGTCACATGGACAATATATCTACAAATCATAGAATAAGTTTTGGTAGTAGATTGTTTGATATCAAAGGCATTATAAATGTAGATGAAAGATCAAGATTTTTAAAACTTTTATGTGCTGAAGGTGTAGCAATATGAGTGTTGACCTAAAAATAAAAAACTTAGATGCTTTTAACAAAAAACTGAATAAAAAGTTACAAGATAATAAAGTAAAGGCTTTTGTTACTCGTGCAACATTGATGGTGCAAAACACAGCAAAAGAAAGCATAACCAAAGGTGGCACAGGTAGATTATATCAAAAATATGAGCCAAGAAGATCACATAGGGCATCTGCACCTAACCAACCACCAGCAAGTGATACAGGATTTTTAGTAAGTCAAATTACTATGAATGTAGATAAAAAAGCAGATGGAAGTGTCGTAGGTCAAGTAATATCAGCAGCACCA